TTCCCTCCTACGTTATAATAAAGTTTCCCGTGAGAAACCGGAGTAAATTGAACTTGCCAATAGATGTCAGACATACTTGTCGTTTCCTTCTCTTTAATTAAAATATTTATTTTCAAGTCGAGCAGCAGTCTCTTCGCCATGAATCTCGACCCAATACGCAACCGTATGAGGGCGATTATAATCATTAACGATCTTGGAAATATTCTTTCCAAGAGCTTCATGGCCCGCAGTCGAGAGCATCGCAGGATCAGTTTCCATCACATAGCCAGCTTCAATCTCATTCCCGCCGCCAAGATCCTCGACCCACGCGCGAATGGCATTCACGGTATTCGGAATGATATTGAAAAACTCGTCATCATGATCATACCAAATGCCAATTTCAGTTTCAGATACAGGCTTCACACATACACACATACTTATTATATTTCCTCCATCGCAGCGACCTTCTCAGCCGCTTCCTTGCTATCAAATTGAAGAACATGCCCATCCGGGTGGACGAGGAGTTCTCGCAGATCATTGTCCGCGATCACCCAAACTTTAAGAATTTCATGAAACAAGACTTCCAACGGCATTTTTTTCTCCTCGAAAGACTGGTGCCGAGATTCTCCCCGACCCAGCAAATAGATGATACAAAACTATTTCCCGTTTGTCAACTCTGAGGCGTTCTGTAAGTGCTTGATTCTATTGGGGTTTTAGACTTTCTTTTCTAGGTGCCCTCAGTTCGTTCTCAGGGAAAGAAAAACGGGGGAAATGAGGCAACTCAGAGGCAACTCAGAGGCATCTCGGGGGGTAACGGCTACGCCACGAATAAACACGGAGGATCTTGACGATATCTCAGAGGATCTTGGCGATTCCTTTGCGATTCCTTTGCGACTTCTTGGGGTCCACTTTTGGGGAAAAAAAATTTCAGCGGATTATTATTTAAGTGCTGCTAGACCCTACCCGCATAGCAGAGGGGGCCCTGCCCCACTAATGGCCCCGGGGCCCCTCTAAGTAAACCTAACAGTACTAGAGACTCAATCTAGCCCAGCGAGAAACTCAATCTACACGGGTAAGCCCCGCCTAACAGAGGCTCTCAGAGATTCTCAGTGGGCTAGATTGAGTCTTGCGGTACACATAGCCACTGAGACACTCTAAGTCACTGTGTGTATACTAGACGGATATACGCCTAACACCTAACATGATACACACACATACACTTAGATACACTCAGAGAGACATGACACCTAACACCTAACAAATTTAAATTAATTTTGCATACGCATGGCTCTCAGAGACTCTCATATAGGGCCCGGCATATAGGGGGCCCTTATAAGGGGGGGCCCCTATAGAGGCTTTCTGTGTGACACATTATGGTGTAGGAGAAGCCCATAAAAAAGCCCCCATGCACACAGAGGTACACAGGGGCTTTTCAATATAGCTATATTAAGATTCTCAGAGAAGTCTCAGAGAAGGGGGCCACAGAGAAGTTCTCAGAGAAGTTCTCAGAGGGGGTCTTGGAGAAGTCTCTGAGGGGTGCTGGGATGTTAGGTGTTATGTTGTTAGTTGTTAGTTGTTATGCGAAAAAAAATCTGGCGCGTTCGCTCGCAGGCTAAGATCACTAATCCTAGAGGGTTTCAGAGGAATCTCAGAGGAATCTCAGTGGGATACAGTGGGTTCAAGTGGCACACGCGCCCAAATAGCTTTTTTATACCTTTTTTATACCTTTACCGTATAGGGTTCCTCTCTGTAGTAGCAATAAGGAACCTGTCCCCAGTCCTCATCCAATTTTGAGCCCTTTCCACCTATACCATTATTCAAGATAGACTCAATCACCCTAAGATTTTTCTGGTGATGTGGACCACCCTTGCAGATCGGAATGATGTGATCTACATGATATGGCAATTTGCAGCTTTCATAACCATTCATTTCAACATCATCACCTTGCATATAAGTTGCGTTTAGTTCATTACGACGGAGATATATTTCCTTTATGATAGCATCGTCCACAGGTTCCCATGTATCAGGAATTGGATTATTGTCGATCATGATATTTCGGAGTTTATTATTTTGCCTTAGCTGTTCACGATTTTCCTTCCTCCATATGGCTGTTAGTTCTGGATTTTCCTTCCTCCATTTACGACTAAATTCAACAGCAGCTTCACGTTGTCCCGGTCTAGCTCGATATGCCGCTGCTCTTTTGTTTATCATATCACGGTTCTTATCCCTGTAAGCCTTGCTCTTTGATGCTACTTCTTCTTTATTCTGTTCATACCATTCCCGTTGTTTGATCCTCTGTTCTTCTTTGTTTTCGCGATGATATCGTCTATTGTTTGCCTTGAGTCGTTCGTTGTTTTCTGGGTTGTGGTAATATTCTCGGGAGGCTTGACGATACTGCTCAGCGTTCCTTTTATAAGTATCTCTACTCCATTTCTTGACTTTCTCTGGATTCTTTGCACGAAATTCTTTGTTGTATTGACGATAATGCTCGGCATTGTCGGCATAATGCTTTCTGCCTTTTTCACGATACTGTTCGATGTTTGCATCGCGATGAGCAGTTCTTCTGGCGCGGTGTTCTGGTGTTGTTGATCTATTTCGTTCTTGTATTCTCATCTTTTCCGCATACTCAGGATCATTCTTGCGGCGATCTCTCCTCCTTTTATTTACAGCGTCTCTATTTCGTACATAAGATTTAAGAGATGAAGCACGATTCCTTTCACGCTGTTCTGGTGTCATAATGTCATAACGTTTTTTTGACTTATTAGCAATGCAGGCTTTACATTGGGCTCTTCGACCATCCCCCTCTTTTTGTACATGATAATCCTCTAATGGCTTTATTTCTCCACAACCTTTACACTTCTTCTTTGGCTCGTCAACTACATTTACAGGCACATCATTACCAAAGAACATTTCAAGTGACATAACAAATTTCTCCTATCTGACCCATTGTCTAGTGTTCTTCTCAGCCAAGTTTCCATATGGGGTTTTGCCATAGTGCAGCATTGCTCCATTGATGCATACCTGCTCCATCGTAAGTACAGATGATTTTTGAAAGTCGGGGTTCTTTGGATTGACACATATGATTGAAATATACCACTCGTGAATAGGCATTATCACATCATCCATCCAAAGAGGTCTGTCCTTTGCCCTGTTCTGTTGATTGTTCTGGTAGGCACGATAGTACCCAACACGACTCCTTAATGACTTTCGACTACACTTCCCCATACCTGTACTTCCGATTTTGCCATACTGGATGTACTGGAAAATGTCATTGATGGTTGAAATTTCATATGAGCCATCAGAGGGAAATAGTGCATAGACATAGGCACCCTGTCTATTGTTGTACTTCACGAAATCGTTCAGGTTATCGCCAAGCAACTTCCATGTACCCACCAGTTCTGAACATTTCAACACCTCATGAATTCCGTCAAGGATCTTTTCATTGTTGTTCAATTTGGTGTGGTATAGTCGAAATGCTTCTTTTCGCGCATACTCTTCACTAGGGCATTCTTTTAGTGTTTGGTATGTTCTAGGTTTTCCCTTCATCTTCATTGACGTGTACCATATGTGTTTTGATTCGGTACTCTCCCTCTGAAACATGATCAATGGGGCACCAGACCCCTTTCCGAGTAGATACCTTTTGCTTCCCTTTTTCACATCCATAACAAATTTCCTCCCTATTGATCAATATATAGGCAGAAGGATCTATGCCTGTTTCATGCAGACTGCCGCAGTGAACATCAATGTGACCGATGCAATAACCCACCTAACATCCAATCCCTCATTCAGCACATATTGAGAATTGATAACACGAATCACCGATACCGTGAGTGTCCAACCTAACCATGCCATCATGACAGATGACCCTCTACTGAACACTTGATATATGCAGAATTGACCTAACATAATAAATGGCATTCCTTCCCACATTGCATCAAGGAATGTTTCATTTGCCCTTGCAAGCGTTTCTACTCTGGTGATACAGAGTGCCCCTACAAGGATTGCTACTATTGTATACAACATCTTATTTTAACCTTTTGGTTCTTTGATGAATATACGAGTTTGCTTCAGGTCTTTCCAATTGAGGTTTCTCATTTGCTTCTCTACTGACCAATCGTATATCTCTTGTACTTTGATATGCTCTTCAGGGGGAATGGATTCGTGACTCTGAACAACCATTCCTGCTTCGTTTCTTTCACCCCAAGGGATTCTTGTTGTTCTGTTAATGTCCAAGTACATCGCTTCGATTATACCCTTCAACATGAAACTGTTTCCTTTCGATCACACACACAAAACCCCCTGCTCCGGTTTGTGGAATGAACAGGGGGTTCTGTGTGGTCGCCTTTATTTGTATTGACTACGAGTCTTCATTCTCTTCATTCTCATCTTCATCATCATCAGGTAAAAACCCACTCACAACAAGATTGCTAACCATCTTTTGATTGACAGGATTGGAGAAGAAATCTAGTTGGTCATCAGCCGTTACCTTTGCAACCCACTTGTCGATCATCTTTTCCGTATCTACCACAGGAGCAGCACGATTATACAGACCAGAATTGGCAATCTTCAGAATGTCACACAGGGCTGCATTGTATGCAGGCCCTGCTCCATTGGAACTTGAGCGATCCCTAATGGTAGGCTGAAAAATGCTATCGCTGTCCATTGAGTTGTCATAGACACTGGCATCACGAAGCAAACGATTACCCGCAAAGTTCATGTGAACTTCATTGTTTTGATCGTCATCCTTGAGAAACTTCATTGGTATAAGTTGGTTCGTAATCAACTGCGCCACATGACGATTCATGCTCTTGGTATAGGATTTCACATTATCATGATCCTCAGCCCCGTCTGCCCAGAAAAACCCAAGAAGAGCAGCCCCCAAAGGATTATCTCTCATCACCTTTTCGGTCTTATGTACCTCGGCGTATCGAATAAAATGATCCAATACTCGCATCGACATAGCAAACTGATCCATTTGCTTTCGACGCATTGTGATCTTGACCTTGGATGTGGTCTGACTAACACCATCCGACTTAGCCTTCTTCACCGAAAGAATGCGATGAGGGAACAGTTTTGTGGCAGCGTACTCCATGAGCATGGAAATTTCGCCACCACGAAACTTGGAGGATTTCCATTGCCACGGCATTCCCTTGTCATCCTTGAGTGACTTGTAAATACCCTTGTAAATATCCTTGGTTGTCTCGCTGGCATCGACTGAATTCATTCGATAGTACATGGACTCCAATTCCTTGAGAGTCTTTGCCCTATATTGAATGACATACAATTGCTCGATGTCTGAGATGTTAACAGGCGTATTTGAGTTCATCCACACTTCAATCCGAGAGTTTCCATCCAACCTGAAACTGCTTCCAGCCGGATACTTTGTGCCGTCAATCCATTCATCATCTTCAGTCAGAATTCCTTCCATGACAATCAGATGATCTGGATAAAGGTGGTTGAACACGGATTTGATGTTAGGTGTTTTTGCACGACTTTGAGAGTCGCGATTTGTCAGCCACTCGGCTAGTTCAAAGAACCTTAGAGGGTTCTTGTCAATCATAAAGGTAATTTCATCATTCATATTATATTGTCCTTTGTTTGCCCTGTATTCCACGTTTTGCACTATGCAAAGATTTGGCTTATACTGGGTCAACGAATTAGAGATAGTATACCCCATCGTATACTATTTGTCAAGGCCCAATCGTCATTCTCCTCTATTTTGAGGATATTCAATAGGCAGTGACGGATTATATTCAAATAGCAATTTTCGTAACCTTTTAGTCTCCTTCTTCCCTCTACCCAAAACATAAACATACTTGTGCTTGGGTGCTGCAAGGCGTTTCTTGCATGATGCCTTCTTATCCTTTGCAGCTTGTTTTAGTTGTACAGCAACCTCGTCTGGAATGTTCTTCCAATTGACCTTGCCATTCTTTCGCCACTCTGGCAAAAACTCGATGCCCAGATCCTTGGCATGACGAACATACTCACTACGTTCAGTGAATGCCTTGTCACCCTTCCAACCCTTGCCCTCCACGAAATACTGGTGCTTGGTTCCACTCGATTGACCGAGGTACTCAAATGAACAGGCTTGATAGATCGTCCCTAGTTCTTTGGCATCAGGATCAGAGTAGGCAGTGAAATAGCGGAACTCTGTGTTCTTTGCCATCCACTTGATTGCCTGCATGATGATGTTCGATCCAAGGTTCTTTGGACCAAATGAAATGCAGGCACCACGCGAAATCAGTTTCTCTTTGTGCTTCATGTCTGCACCTAACAGATTAGAAAATGCATTGGGTGTTGCCATGATGATGACACCTGATAGGATTCTTGGTTTCCCCGGTACATTCAGATACCATGCGAATCTATGCGTCAACCATATGGGCATCTTACCTAACCACTCATGACGCTCAATGAATTGTACCAGTTGACGACACTTGGCTTTGTCCTCCTTGGGGATATACTCGAATTCAAAATCAGACGTGCGAAGACGAGATACTTCCTCTTCTGTTAGGTCGGCATCAATGAGATCCTGCTTGCGATTGACATCTCTAATGTGACCTTGCCAGCACTTGTCACCCTTGTATTTCTCAAATCGCTCATGTGGTGGGATATAACCAACATGGGTGTCATCCTCCATGAACTTCACTAAACTCATATCCTTAATCATCCCGCCTGTTCCTAAGATAGATGTTTCTGTTGACAGCAACACTTAACATACTCATATCAACACCTAACTCATGTGCATAATGAAGCAATGCCTTGGTATCCTTTGGAAAGCAGTTGCCACCAAACCCATATTGACCATCAGGGCCGGGAACCATCAAATGCGATGGTCCTAATCTCGGATCAGCCGCAAGAATTTCTCTGAACTCGTCCCATGATGTCTCGGCACCTGATGCTTGATGTACCTGATGCATCTCGTTCATAAAGACGACCTTTGCTGCATAGTGTGTATTCAACGCATACTTTACCAAACTAGCAGTGACCACATCAGTCTTGAATGTGGGTGCAGATGCACATTGACTGTACTTCTTGTAGATTTTTTCGAGTTGCGTACAATCATCCAAGTCACCACCAATCACATGAAAGAAGGGGTTCTTGAAATCGTGTTCGGCAGTTCGTTCTGTCAAGAATTCTGGGTTGTATACGACGCGAAGATCCGAATACCGATCCACCATCTCTTTCAAGTATTTCGGAGTAACGGTACTCTTGATGACGATCAGCCCCTCGAATGTCTCTTTACGCAGATCATCCAATACACTGTACAGGATTGTTGGGTCAACATCATTCATGTTATTTCTGCTTGGTGTTGGCACACAAATGAATGTTGCGTCTGCCTTTTGTACACTCAGTTCACGAATAGAAAATGACTCTGCACCCAACTTAGGGTCAACTGGAAGTTGGGTAGTCTGACCATTCGTAAACCCACGAGACACGGCAGTTCCAACAAAGCCCATGCCAATCACACCTAATTTCAAAACATCACTCATTGCACATTTTCCTTTATATCATAAAACATCTTATCAGAGTTCTCGGTAGTCACATACTTAGATTCTGTAGATTCACATATCCATTCATGCGTGTTAATCAAATAGTCGGGTTTATCAGCTTGTTCATACGGTTGTGCAACGAAAGCAGGGTCGTACCAAAGAATCCGATTATTGGGCTGAATAGCATAATTGCCACAATCAAGACGGAGCATGTGACCACACTTCCAGCCCAAATCACCAACGCCATCAGCGTGGCAACCGTTCGTCCAATCAAACGTAAATAAGTAAGTAGCATTGTGAACCTCTGAATCCTTTAACATTGTTCGGCATCGCTTTCTTGCGAGCAAACTGTATTCATGGACAGACACGTCATCCGAGAATGAATCCCAGAGTTGTAGTGTCTCTAGTGCCATTGGTGGAGCATCCGTTTTCCATGCAAGAGCATGAATAGGAAGCCTTCCTACTTGTGCGCCACGTTCTGTCATCACATGAAAACTGGTTGCCCATCCTGCACGAGAACATGCACCAAAGACAGCGACAGGAGTAAACTCACCATGCCCCCTTTGCATATCATACAGAAACTCATTGCGAACATATGCCTCAAAGACAGGAACATCTGCATTAATATAGCTCATAACAAACTCCTAAACGCCCGTCGCGGTTTCAATCGACACAATCAATCTATACCCACGGACTCTTGGATACCAAAAAACAAACTTCTTTATTAATGTGAGGCTTATTTTTTATAGACTTGTTTGCCTATCCAAGCTCATGTATATATATTAGACCATTTTACTGAAGCCACGAACCTTCTCAAACTTGATTGTCTCGGTGAACTTGTCAACCAAATCAATCTTATGTGAGATCACAAACACGTTTGTGTTATTGCTTGGAGCATCTCGCACCTGACCATCAAAATGCTGCGACTGTTTGAATAACAGTTTTGCCATGACCTCATCTGCACCAATAGCATCCAGTGAACCATCAAACACCTCATCCAGAATCAGCAGATTGGTACTGACACTATTCTTCAACTCGGCAATCTTTCTCCATGTGAACAGTAGTGCAAGATCAATGCGTGCCTTCTCACCTTCACTAAACGATGCATAAGTGAACTCATCCAGATGCCGTGACTTGATGGTTTCATTAAACGTCTCATCCAATTCAAACTTAACATAGAAGTCAAGATCCCGTAGATGCTCATTGATTTGTGCATTGATAATAGGTAGATAGTTTTCAATGATCTTGGCTTTGATACCCGAATCCTTGAGCATATCATATGCAATATCATGAGACTTCTTCTGTTGAGACAATGCATACTTCTCTATATCAAGGTCGGCAATCGCATCTTCAAGATCCTTCAACACCTTCTCACGAGCATCAGTAGGAGAATCATTCCGAACCCGCAAGGCTGCAATCTCATCATTCAATGACGTGATGCGATCAGTCCCCGTGCGAATTCTAGATTCTTTCGTTGCGATTGTTCTTGAGAACCCATCATGGACAGCCTCCATCTTGACGACACCCTCCATCTCTAATGCGATAGTATAAAGGGTATCATCCAACTGGTGAACCGCAACATCAATCTCTTTGCTTGTTTGGATACGCTTTGCGATCATGCCCACGCGAAACTTCTGATCAATATCCTGCATACATGTTGGGCATGAGTCGTTGTCATCATAGAACTTCTTTTCCTTCTCGATAGCAAGTTGCTTTTTGTTGAGGTCGCGGAAGACATCTTCCAATGCCTTCTTCCTATTCTCTAATGGTGTTCGTTTCTCACTGATGTCCTTCTTGATGCGGGACATGTTGACCTTATCCTCAATCAACGTCATCACATCATTATCAATGTCCGCTCGAATAACATCAATCTTGGATTGCATGAGTTGGATGTCCGTCTCACGTTCCTTGATGGTGGTTTCGATGTTGGTCTTTTGAAGGCTCTTCTTTTCTTCATTCAGCCGAAGCATGGAATCATTTTCTCGCACAAGTTCCTTGAGCTTAGCCAACCTATCCCTGAGTACCACATTCATCTCAGAGAATATCTCAATATCCAACACATCCTCTACCACCTTGCGTCTATCCGCAGGCGACATGTTCATGAATGAGTCGTATCGCGAACCCAGAATGACAACACTACAAAATGACTTGTAATTCATCTTGAGTACACTGCTCTCTAGGTTATTCTGGAAATCCTTGACGGATGCATTCTTGTCTAGTTCAATGCCATCCACACTTATGTCAAGAACAGCAGGCTTCAACCCGCGACGAATAACATACTCCTTCTTACCGATAGAGAACTCAAGCTCCACCATACAATCCTTTTGATTGACGGAGTTGATCAATGCAGGCTTATTGATGTTTCGATATGCCTTACCGAACAACGAAAAGGTCAGAGCATCCAATAGGGTACTCTTGCCTGATCCGTTCTTACCAATGATGAGTGTGTTAGTTCTTGAGTTTAGGTCATATTCAGTAAAGGCATTTCCAGTGGAGAGGAAATTCTTATAACGTAACTTCTTAAATACAATCAATGATGTTCCCCTTACGAAGAGGCAATTGCCTCGTCAAACAAATCTCGCATGAGGTTCTTAACCTCATCTTTGTTATCATATTTGGTCTGCTCAATATAATCATTGAGCAGTTCAACCGTACCCTTGCTTTCAATGTGTTCGATTTCTACCTCTGATGTATCAGACGCATCAGTATTATCAATGATCTGCATGTGCCACGGCCCTGCCGCTTCCATCTCTTCAATAAACTTACTGAACACATATTGATCATCAATTTCATTAATGATGATCTTAACTGCCTTGTTTGTGTAGTCAGCAGGGTTCACGTCGCTTGTTCCATTATAAAATACACGAAAGAACATCTTATGTGGATTAGGAACAAACTCCAACTCCATCGTATCTGTATCCAGCACATGGAAACCACGCTCTTCATCGCAGTCGATCCACGTCTGCTCAAATGGCGAACCCAGATACCAGACGTTATCCAAATGCGATTTCTTATGGAAGTGACCACTCAACGTCATATCAAACTTACGGAACACCTTGCGATCCATACCCTCGGTATTCCTTAGTCCGCGAGCCATTTCAAAGCCAGCCAAATTCAAATGACCCAGACACACCTTGGCAGTTGACTTATCAATGGTATCAAGAGTCTCTTCAAGATTGTCTGAATTGATCCAAGGCACTAACAACAAAGGATGCTCCACACCCGGATACCAAATCTCTTCAGCCTTTGAATACCATTGAAACGCTCCGTCATACCATTGCGTTGGTGTCTCAAACAAACAACTCATGGAGTTGATGTCATTCGTGTTTTTGAAAAATGTGTCGTGGTTTCCTATAATCACCTTTAAATCGAACTCAGAGGCAAGATTATTCATCAGTGATCTGAAGCCATTTAGCGTTTTGTAATTTATCCATTTTCGACGGTCTGTGATGTCTCCTAAGTGTATGATATTGCTGATGTTTTTCTCTCTCAAATAAGGGATAAAAACGTCATACCAGAATTTGTACTGGTATTTGGCAAAAGTGTCACTATCCCCCCTAACCCCCGCATGTGTATCTGTGACAAGTGCGATTTTCATATCTTTTCTTCCTCAGTCAAATCTGATGCAAATTGTAGGATATTGTTGCTGCTAGTCACTTTTTTCTTTTTCGTAGATTTCCGCTGTTTGTTCTTGATCTGCTTCTTCTTCTCCATAGAGTCTTCGTAGTTCTGAATGAACTCACTCATGTTATCATACAGTTTAGCCATACCTATACTCGACACGGCTGCATGATCCTCATCACTCATATTATCAAACTGGCTATTCTCCAATGACTTATACCGAACATAGAGTTGCTTTTTCTCTTTCTGAATCCTTCGCAGAAAAGCATAGTAGATGATTTGAGTAAAATAGGCAAAGGGGTTCTTCGACTTCTCTGGGTCGAAGTTGTGTATATACTGAATACAGTTCTCGATCCCGTCTGCAATCATGTCCTCACGAAATGCATAGTTGATAAAATTGGACTTATATGACAGGTGACTAGCAATCTTTACAAATATCACACCAATGGCATCGGGTATTTGCGGATCAGCCTTGCCATCATCTCTTGCTGCCGTCGTTGCTTCTTTGAATTTGACCATATGCTGAAGGAACTCTTTGTTGTCTACATAGTGTTCCGGTTTCTTTTTCTCTCTCGCCATAATACTACCCCTTCAATTCTACATTATATGTTTTGACTTTGAACTTCTCTGACTTGTATATCGCAAACCTCTCTTGGTAATGCTTCAATGAGAAATTCCTAGTCTTCCTACCATTGGTCAAATCATCTACAATATCATACAACACCGCTTCCTCATCATCCACTCGCCGCAATGCACGACCAATGCTTTGCAATGTCCTCACTCTGGATTTTCCGGGGTGAGTGAACACTACGTTGTTCAATCGTTTGATGTTGATACCCTGTGAGTATACACCAGATGATGCAATAATAATAGCATTTTTTTCAGTTTCTACAATAGCACGGACATCCTCTCGCTTTGACAACTCAGTGCCACCATAAACAAAGTACACCTTTCTTTCGGCCTGCTTCTCGTCATATATTGATTTGAATAGTGGGACACCATGCTTCTCAACATAGTTGAATAGCACAAGCGTATTGCCCTCAAGACTCAGCACCAGATTCTTAATGAACTTGTTGCGTGCCTCACTGGAAATCAGATAGTCAACCTCTTCCTGATACTTGAGGTCGGCAGCAACCTTCTCTTGATGCTTGAGTACAATTGCCTTGACTACAAAATCAGACAAAACCTTCTCATCAATCAGATCCTTGGTTGCTGTCACCTTTCGCACTTCACCTAACAAACCCTCAATCACTAGTTTATTGGTTAGTGTACCATCAAGTGTACCTGTTGTACCAAAGCGATAGGGTGTGTTGGTCATCTTGGTCATGATGTTAGTGATAGACTTGGACTTGACACCATGACACTCATCCACCACCACTGTACCAAACTGATCGAAATAGCTCTTTGGCATCTTGTATAGGGATTGCCATGTAGAGATCACGATAGGCTTATCGGTCTGTTTGTCACGCCCTGACATAATTTGGTGTATAGGAGATCCTTGTAACCCATAGTCACCAAAGTCTTTTTTCATCTGTGCCACCAAGGAGGTCGATGGTACGATGATCAAATGCTTACGATCATGCTTAGTTAAATATAATTTAATTAACATGTAGATAATGAGACTTTTGCCAGATCCGGTGGGTGACAAAAGCAACATGCGTCTCTTGCGAACCGCAGCAACAAATGCCTCCATCTGATATTCTCGTGGTTTGAATGGAAGACCTAATGTCTCTACGAATTCATTGGCTTCATTCAAGGAAAAGTTATCATCAGCCTCACCATCATAGGTTAGGAGGTATCCTCTTTCACGACAAAATGTTGCAACGTGAGAGATCAAGCCTGCATAGATGGTTTGGTCTTTATAGTTCAAAAGACGTATCTTTCCATCCCATGCACCCATCTTGTACGAAGGATGAAACTTAGCAGAGGGTACGTCAAACGTGAAATAGTCTGACATCTCACGGATGGTGTGTGGTTCTGCACTAACCCACAGATATACATCATCTTTTTTACTGACGACCACAGATTCCATTTAGTTCCCGCCTAAAAACTTTCTCCAATCAATGGCATTCTTGATTTGTTGGGATCGCCATTTAATGGAGTCAAGAATAGACACAAGTAGTTGAACCTTCTCGTTCTGCTCAGAAATCTGAATCAGGTGACGTACAATATCCTTATCACCTTCCACATATCTTGGAACATCCGACTTGAGAATACGCATATCCAAAGCCACCCACCCTCGTTCCAATAGATCCTCTTCACACATCTTTCCGCTATAATACTCGATCTTGTCTCTCTTGAGAATGTTGTGAGTTTCTTTCATTTTATTCAGGTGCCTTCTCTCGTCTATGAGCAGGCGAACATACTTGGAATGCAGTACAGGTATCTTTAGACTTTCCTCATCCAGAGCCAATGTGTCTATGTTGCTGTCCTCACCCCACATTGTGTATATATCTTCAATAAGTGTAAGTTCAATAAGATTCATATTTAAAAGTGTCCCTATGTTTAGCTGATATGTATGCAGGTGCAGTTTTGACGTTATGTATATTATAGCACTTACAGATCGCTTGTCAAGGGGTAAGTCACACTTTCTCGTATTTGTATGTTAGATACCTAAAAGTTGCCGTTGCCTTAATACCTTCGATGTCAGCAGATGCGGAATCGAAGGATACTTCTGATAGGCTTGTTGGGAATAGATCACCAAACTGTACGATATAATTAGCATTCATATTGGAATTCAATATAGTTAGTGTGGCATCAGAATATATTTGCTTATCGGCTTTTTGATTCTTATATTCATCGTAATTATTAGGGAACCCAACTCCAGTCAACCAATCATACATTTCTCTCCAGCAATTCAAATCCTCATCAACAAGGAATGTGATGTTCAACGGCTCCCACGTCAAGTCATTGCCGGGAACCTGCGCCTGCATGAAAGGAGTGGGTTGGGCTATCTCACCCAACGAAATACCGGGAAGACTTACCGAGGTTAAGAACCAATTGGTTTGCGGAAGATATTCTATGTTGAAGCGGAATCCAACAGGAGATACTAGATTGATGTTGTCTGGTTGCGAATTGAATAGTTTTGTCATGATTTCCTCCTGTGTATATTTAGGGAAGGCCGAAACGAAATCAGGGAGCATCCCGAAGGACACTCCCTGATTTCTTAGCTTGTTACTATATTAGCTTACGCAATCCCAGAAAGATTAGTAATTGCAAAGCCTCTGTAGTATCGGTTGTCCTTACCGACATCATATCCAGCAACACCCGAGGAAGTCGCGAATGGATTCACGCCAACACCGTATCGGGTTTTAAATCCGATCTTCGGCTGGAAGTTGTCCTCGCCAATGGCACGAACCATCTGGAGCGGAACGTATGGGCAGTAGAACATACCTGCGTCATATGGGCTGGTTCCCTTGTAACCGACACAAACGAAGTCGTCACCCGTGTAGGAATAAGGATCAATGTAGACCTTCATTCCCGAACCGATTGTACCCGCGAAGGTCGAACCCGTGTCGTCTACCGTGAGAGCAGCCGTTGGGTCAAGGACACCCGCAGTCGAAAGAGCAGAAGCAACATCCGAAGAACAGATGATGAAGTTACCCTTTCCGCGTCGAGTGTTCTTCGCAATCGCGTTGGCTTCTGTCTCAATCTTGTAGACAAGAGCCTTGAATCGCTCAACGAGCCATCGACCGTCAAGGGCACCCGCCACCTGACCGCCACCGACATTCGCAGTACCGCGAGCATCGACCGCAGGAACACCAGTACAACCCATGTATACCTTACGAACGATCTCACGATTGATTTCAGCATTGATCTCAGTCGTAAGAATGTTGGCAAGCTCCGTCTCGGCATCAAGACCATGAATTGCCTTCAGATCCTGAGCAAGCTCGACACTGTACTCAGCCTTGAGGGATCGAGTAACAGCAGTGACCGAAGTCTTGTCGATCTTGAAGGACATTTGCGGAATGGCATCACCACCTGTACCAAGAGCCTCACCATCGGCAGTCGCCATTCCGGTTCGATCCGCCGGGGCTCCTCCAGTGTCATTGAAGAATCTATCCGTAGCGTTGTCAGAACCGGAATCATCGTTACCAGCAGATGCCCATGCAGGAAAATTCCCGTCGCGTCCAGCAGAGAAACCAGTGTTTGCTTCTCCGTAGAATGCGTTGGCACCACTGTCGGTGCCCTTGACATCCTTAGAATAGGTAGGTCGCAGCGCAAAGATAAGACCAGTCGGTCCACTCATTGGCTGAACACCCATGATGTCAAACGCGATTAGGTTAGGTGCAGTACGTCGAACCAGACTAATAAGGACTGGATCGAAGTTCTGTACGTTACCGGAGCTGATGCCACCATCGCCAGCAATCGTGGTTGGTAAAGTAGACTCTCCAAGGAGACTGGTAGATCCAACGCCTTGTACGCCGTGCTGCTCACGCAAAGCATTCTCTTGCGCTTCAAGCATGTGTGCCGTAACAACCTTGCGGTAATGATTCTTGATTTCGGGAAGATCCGAATGTTCAAGAACTGGTTGCCACTTGTTAACTAGTTCTTCATTCAACATGTTTTATTCTCCTTGAAAAGTTTGCTGAATTAATTCTGTTATTCAACAGTATTCTAATTCTTATTTATAAGTTCCTAAATTTCTACTCTACTACAGTTCTTCCGATGGTGTTAACATAACGCGCCATCGAAGCATTTTGAGGAGCTTCATCTACGATTCCATTCTCAGAAACCTCAAACTCCTCGTCTACCACAACAGCTCGTCCTTGTGTCGTTCGCGGAAAATAATTCTCCTTGATCGTACCAAGAGCTTCTTTATATTGGTCCACATCTTCAAACCCAACACCTTCAGAAAGACCTCGCAGCTTTTCAGATTCAATGTCAGTCAACTGATCAGACAGTTCACTAACAACCTCATCCTTCTGGAATTCTTTAACTGTTGCAGAGAGATTAATGTTAGTTTCGATTGACTCATTGAGTTTAGATTCAAGATCCTCAACGCGGTCAGCGAGACTATCCACGACATCAACCTTCTCTTCAGGAACATCAATATAATGATCTTCAAATAACTGCTTGAGCCCACCAATGAATTCTTCGGTGATTTCTGCCTTAATACCACGCTCGACGGCAAGCTCATTTTCCTGCATCCACTCTTCGACAACATAACCAAGATAACTATCTACCTTCTCGGTTACTGTATCGACAATTTCGTCAGTAGATTCATCCAGCTTGACATTGAACGACTCTTCAAGAGACTCAAGTTCTTCGTTAATCTTTGATACTACGGCAGCTTCAAATACCGTCTGTACCTGTGACTTAAATTCCTCGGAAAGATCATTGGAACCAAAGATCGCAGTAAGATCCTCAGAAATATCAATGTCTTCCGCAGTGACAACCGTTCGCTCATATACAACTGGAGCAACCTGATCATATTCATCGTCACCTTCAGACTCGTCAAGGAGCGTAGCCATCAACTTGGCATAGTCACCAGCGAGCTTGTCCTGATCGGTGTTCTTGAGAGTTTCAAAGATCGAGCGAATCATTTCCTGTTTCGACTCAGGAAGTTCTTCACCTTCAAACTCCTCATCTTCAAACACTTCAATTTCTGCCGGATCTTCGCCCTGGCCCTTGGTCTTAACTTCAGCCTTGACCTTTTTCTTTGATAACTTTTTACCCTTGAGTGTTGCAGTCTGACCCACCTGCGCCTGCTCGGGAGCGGAACCGTTTCCACCATCTCCGGGCTTGCTAGGCGAGGCATCAGCAGCACCAGAATTGCCAGCCTCGGGCTGTGCTTTTTCGGAAAGCTCACCCTCAAGTTCCATTGCAATTTCATTTGCAATCTGGTCAATTTCTTCGTCCATCAAGGACTCTTCTAAAATATCTTGTTCGGTTGCCATTATGTCCATCTCCTTAAAAAGAATGGAAAAGTTCCACAGTTAATTCCTACTTATTTATAAATCCTATAATTTTGACAGAAAGGATTTAAAAAGTCTCAACTTTGACTCTTCCAGTTGCTTTCTTTTTGCTTTGGTTAATTCATTCCTAATATTTTCAATTTCCTGTTCCTTAATAATCCCGTTATTCCAAACCCATTCTTTACCTTCCATCACACCCTCAACAAATGCCTCCGGCGCAGAAGGATCTGCAACAATATCTGCGGCAGTAGCAAGATAGAAATCATCCTGTACGATATTCGTCCCCCTTACATTCTTTAGAGAACCCATACCTCTTGAAGACACACCCAGCTTGGCACCCTCGTCAATTAAATTCTTGACAATCTTACCATATGGAGTATCCATAATCTTTGCTTTTCCGACCCAGTTGTTTCCGTCTTCTCTGAGTTCCTTAATCATATGAGAAACTCGCTCAAGATTGACAACTGGTCCGTCTGGATGACCCAATTCACCAAAGGCACGATTCTGTTCAACATAGCTGTTGACATACTTGCGAACCTGTTCGTCTAGAACCTTTTTAGGGTATACTCGACCATTGCGATTCTTCTGTTCGGCTTGCATGAATACACCTTTGATGTAATGGTTCTTCTCTCCATTATTCTCTTCGGTGATGAATTCAATGCATTGCTCGTCCATAACTTCGGTGATTAACTTCATTATTCTTCTTCCTCTGGCAGCTCAATATCATTAAGCCAACGGTTTGAGACTTCCATCTTCTTAGTCATCAATGCATCCTGTACCTTGGATGCAAGGACCGCATTAATCTTATCCGAAAAATCATTTGGATTTTCGTCTAATGCATCTTCGATTGCACTACTAATCGTATCTTTACTCATAATGTCGTCTCCCTGATTTTCTATTATTTATGCTATTCAATATCTTCGTCAAGCTGCTCTGCGGTTGCAATCTTCGCTCTTGAACGAATCGAACTAACCTTCTTTACTATAGAAACTTCTTCTTGTTGTGGCTGCTGCTGTGGTGGTGGAGCAGCACCGGAATTCTGCCGATCAATTGCCATCTGTTCTTCTTCAAAAGGATCAACTTCTCCATCGTCAATTTCTCCTGCCATCTCCGAATCAATCATCCTTATCTCTTCTTCTGTTTGATTCAGTACATTTTTACGCAACCACTGTTTTGAATAGTATTTACCAACATACTCATCCATCGTCTGTGCAATCTCAAGGCGCTCTCGCATAACTTCTGTATGTTTGAGTTCCGAGAAATGAGAGTCCTGTCGGAAGTTGTATTGAATAAGAGTCTTGATGACATCCCAATCATCCTTGGATACAATACCCTTCAGTTGCAACTGCTTACCAAGGAGGTCATCGAAAAGGTTAGTAAACCTATACCGAAGGCGATTAACAAACTTACCAAACTTGACCTCATCACGACTAATCTCCGTTGCTCGACCAAGACTAAAAGAGCCCTCTGGCTCTAGTCTTGACACAGGAACACCCAATGCCTTGTATAGCTTCTTCTTGAAGTAGATAATATCTTCAATCTCTCCCAAGTTAGTTCCGCCGGGGAGGGTGGTTATCTCCGTGCCTCGACCGCCTTCTCTTCGCGGGAGCCAGAAGTCCTCCAGCATTGACATATGCTTCCGATCATCTCGGACCTCCCCGGTTTCGGTATCATATACAGTCTTGTTCTTAAACTTGGACATGATACCGGAAAGATATTGCTCAGCTTTGACCTTTGGTAGATTGCCTACATCTACATAAAAGATTCTTCGCTCTGGAGCGCGGGCGAGGCGATAGATGACAGTCGCATCCTCAAGCATCTTGAGTTGATTCATTGGTTTGATTGCCTTGTGCAAATTACCAAGAATCATTTTATTGCCTGAATCAAGAATACCGGAATGGATGTGACAAATTGCATCATCGGTAATCTTGAGTGCTTGTTGTGTATTCGGACCACCCATACCAGAAACACGGCTCGACACGCCGCCGGGATAATATAGGTAATATTCTGTTACGTTGCGGGGGAGTGAAACTAATTTATCACCATTAGATTTCTTGTCACGAACCTCTCTTGCTTTTTTAATCTTACGAGGATCAATTGCGCGGAGTTCTTGGATGCCGTCCTTTGGATTTTTGCTATCAATCATGATGTGATAATAAAGACGGCCGTCAACATACCACTTCTTGAATATATCATATGCATATTCATGAAACGCAAGAAGCCGAAGAACTTCATCGAATTCATCGACAATCTTAGTTTTAATTGACTCTGGAATATCTACGTTGCCTAAAGAAATAGCAACGGGGGACTTGCCCTGTTCGGTGATGACAGACTCATTAACGATATCATCAACAGCAAGCTCTACTTCTGGGTTCATTGCCATTTCGCGATATCGAGTAATTAATTCAATCTCATTCTTGACCGTACCTTCAAGGTCAAGATATGTACCATAAGCACCACCAGTTACGGTTGGACCTTTAAGCTCAACTGCTGCATCTTGATTTTCAGGCAAGGAGAATGCTTGAAGACGTTCTTCGGGAACTGCTTCATCATCCTTTCCTATTGTAAAGCCTAAAAATTTTCTTTTTGCCATAAAATGATACCTTTCTGGTGAGGGTTACTCCATTATATATAACCCCCACCAGAAGGTTATATATTAACCAGTTTGAGTCGCGGCATCATTGATCGTCCAGTAATCATACTGCCAGACCACCGAGAACTCTTCAATAGCATCATTCTGATCCCAACCAAGTTCGATTGCAGCAACAGATGAAGGCCAGCAATTGATTATATTGATCTCTTTGGCAACATCTCCATCTTTTTTATAATGCACAACTTGAGCATCTACCTGATAATCTGTTCCGGTAATCTGTCTCTCGTTGGTTGCATGGGAATTGATCGCATTCATCCAATTCGTTAGCCCTGCATGAACAGCAAAGTCCTCATCGTTGATGACTGTCGTTGTCCACTCAGCAAATGTTCTGTTGCCAGCCAACTTGATTTTTCGACCAAAATAGTCAACTTCAACCATACCAAGGTCTGCACCCGGAATCTGGGCACCTTTACACATGAATGTGATCTTTTGCCCAGCCTCGCCCGGATTCACTGCACCCGGAAAGGGAATCGTGACTTCAAACAGATTAGGGCGAGCGCCCTGACCCTGAAGTTGCGCTCTAAAATTGTTAATTGAAAAAGGCATTCTTTTGTTCTCCTTATTATCCTAATTCTATTTATACGATAACCTTAGAATTTCCCTACTACTTCTGTGAAGTCAACGCCAGTTGACACCGCAACGAAGTTTAGTTGGATAAAGTTAATTGATCGAACTGGCTTAACATAAATGTCGCCGACAAACTCGTTCCGATCAACCACGCTTCCGGGGTTGTTTGTCTCATCACACACTACCTTAAAGTCTGTGATGCCTCTTCGACCCTGAACATCCCGAAGGAATGGTTCAACCATGTTTCGGAACTGCGCTCGGGTAAATGCATCGTTGAACTCAAAGAGCGAGAACTTAGAAGCAGTTGAGATTGCCTTCTCAAGAACAATGAACAACCTTCGCACATTAATTCGATCAAATGCACTTGGTCGAGTCTGTGATGTCTTATCCCCAAACAACAGCGTTCCTTGACCCGGAAAACTAACAACCGGGTTAATCTGTTTGGAATAAAGCTCATCGCGATGTGCCTTCGATGGATTGTATGCCAACTTGACCACGTTCTTGATTTGACCTCGATTATAACCAGCAGGGCTGAACCATGCATCTCTCTGCTGATCCGTTCGAGCGGCAAGACCAGCAATGTCGCCATTCAAAGGAATCCAGCGATATGTATCGTTGTACTTATCATACTGATACTTCCAGCCACTATCCATGAATGCATAAGACGTATTCTTGTTAGTATTAGTCAGTCGAAATTCTTTGACTGCATCTAATCTACCACTATCAGTAGCCACCCCTTGAGTATCCGACTGGAGTGGTGAGTAAAATGCAACACAATCTTTTCTTGTCGTGGCAATGTCAATGACCTTCTTGATCACAGCCTCTTTGTCATTATCCCCAAGACCGCCACCACCACCACCAGCTATCATCAATGAAATATCTTCCTGATCAGTGTCCGCAAAGAGATCGTAGCCTCCGGTAAACTCTCCGGCAGAAAATGCGCCATCCCGCCCACCAGAAAGTTTAACCGATATAATCCCACTTGCAACATTTCCGTATGCAGTGCCGTAACCATCGCTGTCAGCGGCTCTTGTCGCAGTGGATGTTCCGTATGTTGCATTCGTCTTGGCAGTTTCACTTCCAATTCGGATATATCTAGATTGGTTGTTAATATAGGTTTCCCAGTGAATTACATCGCCTGAAGAATTTCTTACATCAGAACCCTTCGACAAGAAGGGAAACACTTCCAAAACAGCATTTGCAGTTCCAGAAAAAGTACCCGTTGGTGAATCAAGGACTGCAACGTGAAGTTCATCATTTGTGACACCACGCTTCGATGCATACTCAGATGTGCCGGGTGGTGCATCAAAGAAGGTATTAGGGGCCCAATTCTGAAACCCGAACCCAACACTACCTGCATGATCACAAAGCTCTACTGTGATTTCATTTCCTATAGAACCAGCATACTTGGCATAAAAGGTATTTGAAGTGGGTAGTCCGCCATCAAAATGCGAATCATTCTTGATAAGAAGCCCCTTATCTCCGGCACCACCTGCACTACCAAGCTCCTGTGCATTAACAGATCCCGCTCCAGCAGCATTATCTTCATCAATAACCCGAACTAGTCTAAGGGCACCTGAATATGCCAAAAAGTTTGCAGCAGTGAAAAAATCCTGTGACGTGTTGTCATCTGCGGGCTTGAAGAACTGACCCACGAGATCAGTTTCTGATGTAACTAAGGTAGTGTCCATCGCTGGACCCCACTGAAATCTTCCAGCAAAAGCGCCGACACTAGTGGACACTGAGGGGATTGCAGTAGTCAAATCAATTTCAGATACGTTGACTCCGGGTGAAACTTGAAATGGCATGTTCTCTTCTCCTTGTGAGGATATGGCAATATAATAATATCAATAATCCATAAACTTATTCCCCAATATTTATAAAAAAGGAGTTTTTCAATGCCCGTCTACAAAGAACCAAGACTGCCCTTCATCATCCACAAACGACTCTTCTTCAAGGGTATTAGTGAACCCAAAGGGCAAAATCTCATCTTCCATTGCCTGCATCTTCTCTTCAAGCATTCGTCTTCTAAGATCAATGTCTGTTATGTCCTTGAAGTGTGGCTGCGTAGTTAACCATGCAACCAACAACATCGACATGACAAGATCGTCATGACACCCAACATCAGCTTCGTATGACTGTGCCTTGGAAACAAAGGAACTCAATTCGGAAATAGTATCAAAATCATTTGTGATCAACTTTTCACCCTCAATTAAATCTTTGAGCATTGAGCATCCAACTTGCTTGACCTTCTTTGACATGGTAATACCTAATTGAGTGGTGCCTTTACCAAACCCACCATCAAATACCTGACCCGCACGACCTTTCGAT